ACATCTTCTTGCATGAATGCCTCCTGCTCTTCTGGAGTCATGTCGTTCCAAGCTTCTTCATCTTTGCTGTCAGGAAACCAATATGGTACCCCAACTCCTTCTTCCCTTTCTGTATAATATATCTTTGCACCCGTATCAGTACGATACCGTGAAACATACATACCACCAGTAGGAAGTACTTTAGAGAGAGTCTGTAACTCTTTCCTATTCCAATCACTACCTTTTGTTTTTTGTAGAAACTCATGAACTGTTTTAAGTTGACTTTTATTATTCATTAAGTTCCTCCACCACCTTCTGCACCGCCTTCTCCACCACCTCCGAGATCAATCGTTACAGGTTCACCTGTTTCATTAGCTTGCTGTTGAGCAGCCTCCATTTGCTGTTCTTGCTGTTCAGCCTGTTGTTGCTGCTGTTTGAATTGTTGTTCCTGTTGAGCAATTTGCATAGCCATCTGTTCTCCTTGCATCTGAGCCGTAGGTACATATTCCCCACTTATAGCAAAATCTATATCACCTAAATCACTTCCTTGTTCTTTTAAGGCTACAGTAAAACCTAACTGAGCTAATGCATTCGCAACTTGAACCTTCTGTTGGGCAAAACTGATCTTAGTTGCTTCAGCCTTCTCTTCTGGATTAGGTAGGACTAAAGCCCAATCTGTAATACCAAAAGCCTCTAGAAGTGTTGGTAACACTTTTTCATGGAATAATCGTTGATCTGCTTCAACCACACGACTCATAACGACTAATTGCTGTGTCTGGCTAGACAACCCACCAAAAGCATCTGGTGCGCCTTGCCAAGCAGGAGTAACTCCCCACATAGCCGCTACTCGTTCTCTAATCTCCTCCCTAACAGGAAGATAATCCATCTCTTGTAGAGTATGGAATAGTCGTACAAGGTCAACTCGTCCTCGTTGATTCCTAGCTGAAACAGCGATCATTGGAATATAGTTAGGATCAAGTCTAGTCTGAGCAGCTATATTAGCTCTTTCCCTTCTCAAACTCTCAGGATCATCAGTAGTTACCATAACCATAGAAGCTGGCATCTTTCTTTCAAAGAAATACCTATAAAGGTTCTTATCCATTCCAATTAATGTAAGTGCCTTCTCAAAGATTGTAAGTATTGGTGACCAACCATACGTTTCGGAAGGAGAGAACTTAGTCATATGTATTACTTCAGAATCAAAAAGATAAATCTGTTGATTTCTATGGTAATATTTATACATTACTGGTTGACATTGCCTCTTACAATTTGGATGCTCACAAGACATAGGTGTATCTTGTACATCATCTCTATGAATAGGGCAAAGGAAGTGGGCATTTTTAGGTAATCCTGCAACATCCAAATCAAATTCTACCAAGGCTGGATTTAATCTCCTAATCTCTTTAACTTTAGATCGTAGAGTACCATCTGGAGAACTATAATATTCTTTAGCTAAGTATAAAAATCCGTCATCTATAGAATTTACATCAAAATGGAATTGTCTTAAGACTTCTTCCAAACTTTGATCAAACACATTACAGTCTCTTATAAACTTAGAGAAAACTTCTATCTGTGCTCTATCTGGATCGGCTATTAAAGGTTGCCATTGTAACCCTCTCCTGAATACTTCATTAGTTATATGGCTTAATGGAGACCTAATTTCCTCAACTGTCATACAAATTGTCTGCAAATCCATTACAAGCTGCTGCCTGTAGGCCATTTGATGTCTGACCCAAGTATTTACCACATGATCTAGACCAATTGTAGGTGCTTGTCCAGTATCACCACTTGCTTTCATTAATTGAAACTGATTAATCTGATCACTTAAAGCAGTCATTTGTTGAGCAAATGCTGGAACTTCAGGTAAATAGTCTGATAATTTCATAGTTTAATCCTCGCTCAATAAGGCTACATCTGACATAGCTGCTAATTTAAGCATTGCGCCAAGAGCCTTTTCTTTTATTTTAAAAGATTCACTTTCATTACTAGATGCTTGTAATTTAATAATATCCTTTTCATATTTTACTATTTTATCTTGCATTTCCTTAATTTCTTCAGAAGAATCATACTCATCTCCACCACCACTAAAAGAAACATTATCTAACACTCCTAATCGTGCGGCTTCTCTAATTAAAGACGAAAAGGCTCCTTCAGTAAGGATTGTTACTGCTGCGTTACCATCAGCAATCTCATCATCTGGGCCTAAATTCTTTAATTCATCGTGCCAAGTATCTAGTATTCTCCATGTATTTGTTATATCATCTTTTAAAGCTGTATACTGAACATCTCTTTCTCTAAGCATATTTCCTATCATATTCACTTTCCTTTCTATCTTAACGCTTCTTCTAACTTTTTAGGGTTATAACCAACTATTGCTGTTCCATTTACCATAACTACTGGCGTAACTTTATATCCTAATCCAATTAGTTCATCTGCTACACCATCTCGTTCCACAGGTTTCTCTGTGAAGGGTATATTATTACTGTTTAACCAAGACTTGGTTAATTTACATGGGCCTCAACCAATTGATGTGTATACTATTACTTCCATACTTACTCCTTTATAATCAAATATTTTTGTCTTTTCTTTCTTTTTTAAGATAGTCGAAACATTGCTTAATTCCTATTATGGACTAATAGTAGCAGGTTCGGATATACTAATTTCAACATTGTCTGTAATTGTTAGGTTTGCACCTGTAACAGTTGTTGCAATAATGAATTCTTTAGTAGCAAATCCTGTTCCTGAGCCTGTCTCATTTAATTCAATTATAAGAGTTCCAATGTCCATACGTGAAAACTCACAGTCACCGCCCTTAGTGTACAAATTTGAAAGTTTTAAGGTTCCAATTTTTCCATTAATTCCTGACGCTGGAGATTGAATCCAAATCCGGTCATACATACCCCCGGAAGTGATCATCGCATCTGCCTGATGATGTCCTCCACCTACAGCCCTCATTCTAGCCGTACCCGGACTTGGAGCAACGGATTGACCATCGCTAGCATTGCCTCGCACTATTACAGTATGAGCATTTATATCTGAGAAGGTTACCTTCCTACACCGTGATTTTTCATATATGAAGGTTCCTATTTCAAGTCTAGTAGCTGTAAAGTTTTGAGCGGTAATATTACCACCAACTTTTACAACAGTTGTCTCATTGGCAGGAAGTGCAGAGTTAGCAAAAACCGTCCCAACCGACACATTTTCAATAGTGATATCTCTCACAGGCGTAGTTCCAAGATCAATCCGAAGGGTATTTGAGCCTTCAACATACTCTGTAGGTATGTCTAATGGAGCAGACTCACCCATAAGGGAAGCTGCATAAACTCCCGGATCACGATTTGAAAATGATTTCTCTGCCAAGATCGTCTCGTTGACTACTACACCTGATGTAGCTACCGAACCAGCCACAAGAAAACTGGCTGCCATCTGTGGGCTAAGACCCATGGCTCTGAGCAGACTGTATGGACTTTTCAAAATATTAAACGTGGTCTTCCATTTTGCACTTTCCGATTGTAGATACTCTATTTTTTCTAACAACCAATTGCGCCATATAATACTCTTACGATAGAATTTTATTGGTGCATTTATAGTAGCTCTTGGGGAAGCTTTTATACCTCGTCCTAAAGCTTTTATACTTTGATATATTCCTTTTCTAAGCAACACTATTCCAAGTAACAATATTATACCTAAAACACTAGTATTTACTACTAAGACACTTTCACTTTTCAGAGAATTTAAAAAGGTCTGTGCAGATGCTTGGGTTATCTGTAACCCATCCAACATCTGAACTGGAAATAATGGAGCTAACAAAGCCATAGGATTGAAGAAAAGTACTGCCAATCCTACAAGACCTGCTATTAATGAGACTGCTCCAACAGTTCGCCTAAGACCAATTAACCAAGTTTGCCAGTTTAGGAATTTTTGCATTGTCATACCTCCTAGATAGTTAGATAAAAAGTCTACCTAATATATTATACTATATTAAGCTACTAAACATGCACTCCAACCACAAGTTTTACAAACTTCACACCCAGCTTCGTGTACCACATATGGATTATCACAACATGGGTCAGTTATAATACTACTTGTAATCTCAAGATTCCCCTTTACTAGAACCTCTTTCTCTCTACTTCCTGCTCGATATACCGTAATTCCTTTACATCCTGTCTTCCACGCTAACATATAAGCTTCCTCAACATCTTTATGAGTAGCACTATTTGCAAAATTAATTGTTTTTGAAATACCTGAATCTACATGTTCTTGAAAAGTTGCTTGCATAAGAACATGATCAGTAGGAGAAATTTCAGGAGCAGTAACATATACCTCCTTAATCCAATCTGGTACATTATAAGTTGATAAACTAGTCTCCTGTAGTGATCCTCCAGAAGCAAGATAGTCCATCAATTCTTCCGAATAAAAACCATGTTTTCTTGCATCTGCTTCAAAATATTTATTTACGTAATTTAAAGTCTTACCTTCTAGGATATTTTGTTTCTTCCATGCCAAGGCAAACGTAGGCTCAATTCCACTGGACGTATCAGAAATCATGCTTATAGTTCCAGTAGGAGCTACAGTTAACCTGCAATGATTTCTATAAGCCTCAGTTACTTTATTAAAGGTGCTATCTTCCCATGCAGGAAATGTTCCTCTAAAGGCTCCTAATTTTAAGGATTCACTGTCTGACCAATCTTTTATTGAATGCATAAGAGTATTTCCTACTTCTCTAGCTAATGGTGAATTATAAGGTATCTGCATTTGTATGAGAAGATCAGAAAATCCCATAACTCCAAGACCAATCTTACGAGTTGCCTTAGTCATATCTTCAATGTCTTGAGTTGCATAATAATTTGCATCAATAACATTATCCAAAAATCTAGTCGCAATTCTAGTAACTTTCTCTAATCTATCCCAATTAATTTTGTTTTTCCAAACCCCATCTTGAAAATTAGGTGGGTAATTATAGAATGTAGCAAGATTAATAGAGCCTAAATTACAAGATTCATTACCTAGAAGTGGTTGTTCACCACAAGGATTGGTAGCTATCATCTCACCAAACTGTTCTATGACATGATTATCTCGATTTACTTGATCTAAGAAGATCATACCGGGTTCTCCATTTTTCCATGCTCCTGCAACAATAGTATTAAATACTTCTCGTGCATTAAGGTATCCCACTACTTCTTTATTTTGGGGATTTATTAAAGGATACTCCATATTATTTACGACATGTGCCATCCAGTCGGAAGTAACCCCCACTGAAATATTGAAATTGTGAATTTCGCCTTCAATAGACTTACAACTAATAAAATCAAGAATATCAGGATGATTGATCGCCATGACTGCCATATTTGCACCATCTCTCTTTCCTCCTTGCGTAATCATAGATGAAACTCTACTAAGAGTCTTTAAAACTTCTAT